TCTGAACACGCTTCTTTCGATGGAAGATGTTCATTGTATTACCTCCGACCACGCTTTGCGGTTTCCATAATTTCCGTCAATCTTTCGGCAACTTTTACCGCATCTTGAGCAGTTACTCTCCAAGCATCTCTTTCTGCTGTCAAGGTAACTCTCACTCTTCTAAAATCCCAATATCCTAAAGCTCCTGTTATAACTATTAATGCAAGGAGTTCAACAGGAGAACCCTGAACTAATAGTTTAAAAATCTCGTCGGGACTCAACTACTTAGGGGTGATAGTACCAGCAATTACAAAAGAAGGGACTTGAGTAGGGCCTGCTGCAATTAACTTAGCAACATTAGCTTGATATGCAACAGCTTCGGCTGTAGACCAAATACCTGCAACAATTGAATCAAGCGGCTTTCCATTTGCATATTGAAGTGCATAAGCATCTACATTGGCTTGTGTATCAATAGGATCGGCCCCCTGTCCACTTCCATGAATAGCGTTGATGATTACCGCTTTAACATCTGTAGGATTCATTACGTCTACTCCTTGCCAATAATCGGCTACAAACGATTCATCGTAGTGGTGTCCAGTTATTAATGGATTTGCGTACTGGACTCCCATTACAGGATACGACCCCTGCGGTACAAATTGCGTACCATCATCCGTTGCGATCCATAAACCTACTTGACTTCCAGTTAAACCAGAGGATCGCAAACTTGATTCAATTACCGGACGATTACTACGATTTACATAAGCTACAACAAATATTTTTCCTGAATGTAGTCGCATATTTGCCCACCCTGGAAATTCCCAAGGTTGCATGTCACCAGTTTCTACATCTCCAACATCTCCATCATTTGTCCCTGAAAAACAAGCAATGCGTACTTTTTTTGAGCCACTATGAAAGGCCCATTCTTGATCCGACCATTTGAAAATTCCATCAACATAACCTCCGACCATTGGAGTACCTTGTGGAATATCAAAACCATTTGTCGAATCTCGTAATATTCTCATTTTTGCTGTAGTCTTAATTCATTTGTTTGAGGATTCCACCCCAATTGAAATGCATCTGGATTTATTCCTTTCATTATCATGATTGCTCTATAAACTTTATCCGCTGATTTAGTTGCTCCAATCATAGCATCATGTTTTTGTTGCAATAATTGTTGTAATTGTTGATGATCATTAACTGTTTGTGTCGCTTCAGAAAAAGCTGATGTTAAAAGTTGCTTCTCTATTTCAGTAAAATTTATTTCTGGTGTTTCAATTGGTTCTGAGATACCATTCAACTTTGACTTATCCATACGCTTAAGTAATTCTTCCTTACTTAATCCCATTTTTTCTCCTTATATTTCTTAGATTAAAGTTTCCAATCTTTAATAAACGGAATATCATTAAATCTCCCATGTTTAGATTGTTCTAAACTAACTTTATTCATTGAGTGACCCATGGGGCATGTTGAATGATATGTACGAGCTTCTACTGAAGCTATTTCATGAATAATTCCAGCAGCGAGAGCGGTAGTAGTCGATCCTAATGAAAAAACTGTCTGTTGTTCATGTTGACATATCAAACATTGGTAAATAATAATCTCTACTTCTTGCGTAGGTACATCGTCATGAATATAAACACCGGGTCTTCCTGGAACTGGTCGCCATTGAGGATGATCGGGTTGAAGTGGTTGACCATTATGATGATCAGCATTAGGAAAATTCTTAGGCCACGACATTAACTCTGTCCTATTGTAATAAGATTGTAGTTTCCAGTTGCATTTCCAGCTAGTGCATCTTGAGTTGTGAAAGTAACTCCACCTGTAGTATCTGTATTTAAATATGCAAATCCTACTGCTACAGTTGGCTTAACAACAGTTAAACCGTGCTTCGGAATTGCTCCAAACGCTGTACCATAATTAACAATACCAACATTAGCATTCCCAATCCCACCAGCACCAATTGTAAAACTAAAATTAAAAGCAACATCTGTTCCCGCAACTGACTGAGCCGAAACATTAGCTTGTAATGCACCTACAGTTGGTGATACTCCACCATTAGACCACCAATGACCAGTTGATGTAAGGTGAAATATTTCAGCTAAAGATGCTCCACTATGTCCAAGAAGAACAGCAAAATCCATTGGAACACTTCCTGCTGCAATTGTTGCTGTTGACGGAGGTCCTATTCCAATTAAAGCTCCTGCAATCCAGTTTGTACCATCATATCCCTGACCAGTAATAGCTAATACACCATCACCAGCAGCTATAACAGTTGGTGTTCCCATAGTTCCACGAGCCTTACGGCCCGTAACTTGTCCAGAGTTAGCATCGGTTGAATATTGAGTTTGAATAAAACCACGACCAAATGTACCATCAGAAGTTGTTGCTTCAAGACCAATAAAGTTTGTTAATTGAAGAACTGTTTTAGTAACTGGCCCTGCAAATGTACTAGAAGCAGCCGCTAATTCTCCTGCCAATGAAAAAGCAGTTACATTGTCAGGAGCAAAATAATAACGATTTCCTTCTGCGGTTGAGCCGATTGTATAAAAATCTAAAAACGAACCTCCGAGATGGAATCCTGCATTACCTGTAGTTCCTACACTTCCACTTGTGGCAACAACCGAGGCAAAAACACTTGAACCATAAACGGTTCCTTGAAAAAATGCATTTCCATCATTTCGTAGTTCGGCTGTTACTCCCACAACTGGACTTGGAAATCCAGCATTGGATTCATAGTTAGTGGCTGTGCCGTCATAAATACGAATACCAGTTGAATCAATTACTACTCGGGCTCCTGAGGCAGCAGTTTGAAATCCACCAGTTGTAATAGTTCCAAATACTTTAAGATTTCCAACTAGTAACTCATCAAAAACAATTCCATCTGTATTTACAGCAGTTGAAGAAGCTGAATAGGCCGAAAAATTTCCAGACCAGTCAACAGCCCTAACTTGAAATTGAAGTGATGTTCCTAATGCAGTTCCAGACGGAGCCGTATATGCAATCGTTGTTCCAAGAGTAGGCCCAGGAGTTACAAGAGAAAATCCACCACCACCTATTGAAACTTGTAATTCATAACCCTGTAAATCTGCTTCGGTATTTCCATTCCAACTTACCAATGCTCCGCGTGGAGTTTTGATTGCAGCAAGTCCAGTAGGAACCGCAGGGGATGTTGCGTCGGTTGCAGAAACCTGCGCTTGTGTACTTGACCAGGAACTTGCTACTCCTAAATTATTTGTACCTCTAACTTCAAAGGTATAAGAAGTACCTTGAATTAATCCAAATATTTTAAGAAATGCATCTCCGTTTCCGTCTAACGCTGCCGGGGATGCCGTTTGAACGCGAGTGTAGTTTCCATCTGCATTCTTTGAATAACGTATCTCATAGAAATCTACATTATCACTTGCAGTATTAGGAACCCATCGAACAATAATATATGCATTATTTACTTGAGCAAGATTATCTATACCAGTTGACCAATGAGGGAAATCCCATCCTGGTGCAGCAGGAGTACTTGATCCACCAGATGTGGCCCCTGAAACTTGTCCTGGTGTAATTGGATAAAGTGCAGGAACTGTATCATTTGCTACTCGATTCATTGTGTCGTTGATTTCATTTACAAAATCATCGACATTTAGGGCAATTCCACGAGCAGTTATTGTTTGTATAGGGCCATCTACATCAACTTGCATAATCACATACGAAGCTGAGTACGCCCCACTTCCCGGTTCCGTTTCAGGATATGGATCAGTTATGGGTTCCCAATACCTTATAGATGAACCACCAACCCGAGCTAAGTTTATTCTTTGTCCATAATTGGGCAACTCAAGAACTATAGTAGTTTGAATCTGATTAAGAGCAGACCCCAGGGTATTAACTATTGCTTGTAATGTTGGTTGATCTGTTAGATTCGGAAAGTGAATTGGAGGAATAAGGGCACGTCGGCCATAAGGACTTCCAGCAGTTCCATCATAAATAGCATGAACTCTTACCCCATCTGTATTTGGAATGACAGCCCCGAACCCTTCTATGTAATTCTTAAGACCTGTGATTGGGGCTGTAAGTTTTCTAACAGGAGCCTCAATTCTAGTTTTCGCAGAATACGTAGTACCCGCTGAAGTACTACCAAACCAGACCTGACCCAACTCATCAACAAACCAGATGTAGTTTGCTCCTGCCATTTTTGCAGCAGTCTGTAAAACAGTAAGTACATTAGTTTCATTGAAGTTAAAAATACGAGTTAATCCCGTATTTGGAACTGTTGAAACCGTGGCCGTACAATGAATACATCGTGCTACAGCATCACGAATCATCTGCCCAATATCCGTAGCAGATGAATAGTTTTGTGTAAAATCTGTATCCCCTAGTTCAATTCCTAGGGGTGACAGAACTATTTGATGTTGAACTGTTTGATCGATATTATCAGGAAGGTCTTCAACAATTCCCGTATATAGAACACCTGGATCAACAGGAACAATTGAGATAGCTAAAGTATCTTCGTAAAGAGTTGCAGGAGTTCCTGCCGCCGCCGCATAAAACTCTACAAATGCCCAGGTATATCCGGCAGGAATTGCGATTGAATCTGTAAATTGCTGATAACTAGTAGTTACTGTTAAGTTTCTATCTGAAACAGAAACTCCTAATTGGGCACTTGGTTGTTGATTGGCAACTCCATTATCATCAATTGCCATACCTGAATTAGCAAATGTAATCCTAAATGGCCCTGTTGTTCCACCCGCACTTCCCTTCGCCCAAATAGAAAGATTTAACGTCCCACCAGTAAAGGGAATTGCTATACCTTGTTTACGATAAACTCCACCATAATTTCCCGTACTTGGATTGGTTAATTGAAGGGAATTATTACCAGAATGTGCATTGTTGGCTGCAATAATATCCGTACCTGTTCCTACATTGTTATGAACCCATCCATAAGGAAGTGTTGCATCTGATGGATCAGGAACTTCAAAATCATCTACAATGCCTGGAAAACCACCAATAGCTTGTTCTGTAATCTTGATAATATCGCCTTGAGCAATTGCAGGAGAAACTCCTGGTGGATTTGCCTCGGCTGGCATATCAAGAGTTACTTTTTGTCCAGTTGAATTAACAACCATAGATAGGGCAGGGTGATTTAGAATTTGAACTGTTTTCTTAAAACCAGACGCTATACCTGTATGGTCATAGACATGAATAATATATGGCTGTGACCTAGGAGCAAGATACGAAGTGGTCAACTACTAGAATTCCCAACGATTGTAATAGGAATATCCAAGAGTTATTCCTGTAGTAGCTGCACTTGAAACTATTGTGAATGAGTGAGCATTTACCGTTCCCGCCGGGGGTGCAAATATTGGAAATGATCCAACTGGATCATAAAAGTTTCCAGACCCATCTTTTATAGTCCACAATCCACAATCAATCACAATAGTAATTGCCGTACTTGCAGGAAGGACAGGAGAGAAGTTAACCGTAAGAATCTGTCCCGTAGTGGTGTTTTGAAGTTTAATCTGTGAAATAGTAACCGTGTTTGTATTAGGAATTGTTAGTGTATATATTGGCTTCCCATAAACACTACCGTTATATGTAATGTTAAAGTTAGTTGTTGTTCCACCACCAGAAGAACCAGCAACCGCAAAGGCTGAAACTACTGTCTGTGAAAGGTCTAAAGCCCAAGGAACTACAGCCATAAACTCAAGATCAGTTGAAAAAACAAATGGACTAACACTACCCGTTACTAATGAAGGGGAACCTATTGAGACTAACTTACAAGCAATTCCAGTTGAATTATCTGTAGTTAAAAATTGCTCACCACTCTGAGAAAGTAATGCTTTGTGTTGAGCAAATGGGATACCACCAGACTCATCAAATTTAGTTTTAACTTTAATACTCTTTGGGCCAAAGTCTTCCGAAATCCAAACAGACTCTCCCGTAAAGATTAGAGGTTTAACACCTAAAAGTTTCTTGTGATCTACTGTAATATTCTCAGTAAACCACGAAACTGTATCATTTAAATCTACATATGTCATGACTGTGCCGATTAATGGAAGAGGCTTGCCACCAAATTTAAGTATGCCTCTTTGACTCCATTGCCACGGCGTTAGATTCCATTGTGGTTGCGGCATTACAATGCGTAACCTTTAAGGCCCCGAGCCCGACTATTACTAACTCTTTGAGTTATTTCCCAAATCAAAGCTTCAACACTTGTACTTGGAGCAGGAGCCTTAGTGTTAATAATTTGAAGAAGTGCATCTCTAATGTCTTCAAGAATTGGAGTATCCGTATTAGAATTAACTGAGGATGGCCTTGACCCACTAGTTATTCCACCACCAATAAATGAGGCTGGTGTAATAGTTGAATTAATTTGTCCTTGGATGGTATGCATTTGGCCCATAAACCCTACTCCAATTCCTTGAGCCATAGGAACGCCAATTTCATCTCCAAACATTTTAGAGGGAGATGAAATTCCTACTGCTTTTTTTGCACCAGCAACTATTCCACCAAAGAAATCTGCAACTTGTTTTCCGAGCCAACCTGCCATACTTTGAATTCCATTCCAAACACCTACTGCAATATCTACACCTATCTGTCTCATTTGGGCAGGCCAACTAACCATTTCATTTACTAGCCAACCAATTATTTGAGGCCAGTTATTCTTAAGATAATTGAATGTATCAACTACCCAACTAGAGAAGGATATATACATCTTATTCAACCAGCCTAAGAAGTCCCCGTACAAAATTCCAAAATAATTAATGATGGTATGCCAAATATCAATTCCCCATTGCTTTGCTTTTTCAAAAGACATCACAAAGAATACGGCCAGGAAAATCAGTAATTCAGCAAACTTAATCATTAACCATCCAATCATTTCACCTACATAAAACATTGGACGACTAGTGAAGTCTTGCCAAAATGCAAGAGCCTTAGTCCATAAATTTCTAAACCAATCAAGAATTCCATTTACAAAACGGCCAATTACTGCCCATATCCCATCTGCAAAATCTGAAACATAACTTAAGATATTTTGCCAAATTTGATATCCATACTTCTGAATATCACTCCAAGCCTTGCCCCAATTTCCATTTAGAACATCTAATACAACAGATATAATTCCTTCAAGTAAAGTAACAGCAACCCTAATAGTGTCAACAATCATTGTCCAAGTAAACTCAAGTATGGCTATAATTTGAGTTCCATGTTGCTGCCAAAAAGATCGAATATTATTTAAAACAGTATTAATAAGTTGTTGTAACTCTGGTAATTTACTCTTAAAAAATGACACTAATTCATTTGTGTATTGTATAACTACCATTTTTACCTGATTAAAATATGGAGTAAATTGTGCAAAAAATGCTTTTACTTCATTCCAATGAGTAACAATTAAATAAGCCGCTCCTACTAGTGCTGCGGCAAGAATTATAAAAATCCCAACCAAAGGAAGAATAGTGCCCCCTATTCCAATTGCACCAATAGCTAATAAGGCACCGGCCACCACTCCAAGAATACCAATAAATATTAAAGCTGCACCCATTATTAGGAAGAACGCTGCTGCCCCTACGAATATGACTCTTATTAAATCTTGATGAGCAGCTACAAATCCAGTCAATTGAACAACTAGGGGAGTAAGGGTCTGAAGTAAAAGAATAAGAAGTGGAATAAACGCTTCACCAAAAGCAATAATTAGTGCATTAGTTGCTTCAAGAAATTGCTTCCACATAAACGCTGGGTCATTCTGTTGAATAAATGCAAAGTTTTGCCCAAGTAAGTATGCCTGAGCATTAACAGCAGCGGTCTTGGTTATTAATCGATCATGGAGAGTGGCGATCTCATCAAGAGTAAAGCCTAATTTTTGAAGCTCTGCATCTGACGCTCTGGCCCCGCCGCCAATATTTTCATATAAAGTAATGACAGCTTTACCCATTTTACCGCCACCAAATGCTTTATAGATAACCTCTGCTTGTGCTTCTGCATCAAGACCAGCCAATTGTAAATGAGTACGTAAATCTTCAAGAGCAACAATAATTCCACCCGGTTTACGAAGATCATCAGCTAATTGAGCATGTCTAATTCCAGCTTTTGCTAATGCATCAGTCCAAGCTTGGCTTGATGAAGAAGCTTCGGCAGTAGTTAAACCAAACTCTTGAAGAACTTTATTAGAAGCAGCAGTTGGTGCAGATATTAAATAAATAGCCATACGCAAAGCGTTTGCTGCCTGACTCGCAGGAATTGCATAGTCAGTCATGGTGGCTAATGCACCACCAAAGTCAGCAAGAGATACACCAGAAGCTTGAAGTGTCGCCAAAATACCAGTCTTCATGGCGGCATTCAAATCTTCCATTGTCATCTTGCCTTGACCGATAATGGCATCCAACTGACCCATTGCTTGAATAGGTAAGTATTGTGGAAATACTGCCATTACAGAAGCAAGAACAGAAGCAGTAGTTGCTAAATCAGCATGTCCAACCGCAGCACCTTCTGCCGCAGCCTTCAAAATATCCAATGCATGAGCCGTCGTATAAGAACCAGCACCAACTGATTCAATAAAGTAAAGACCTTGCGCTAGAGCATCAGCACTAAATCCAACTTGGCCTGCCATTTGAAGTACACCAGTACCAAGTGCTTGTAATTGATCCGTTGCAACACGCGCTTGTGTATGCAAAAGAATCATTTGAGAATTAAACTCAGAGGCTTTTGCAACCCCTAAAGCCATTGCACCAACAATTGCAATACCAGCAAGGATAAAAGCACCACCAAGTGCAGCCACTCCTGCACCAGCTTGGCCCATACTGGTTGCTATTTGAGAAGTACTCTCACTAGAAGTAACAGCAACACCACGCAATAGACCAGTAACTTCCCGTACCGCAGTACCAAGAAGGTTATATCCTATGAATCTAAACGCAATTGTTTCAGCGTAAGATGTATCCAATCTTTCCTATTTTTTAGCTTTTGATTTTTCCTTGTCGATCTCTTCCTTTTCTCTTTCCGCCTTGTATTTCCTATAAGCGGATAAGAGAGTAAAGTCTTTAGGGTTTCTTAGATATTGCTCATAAACTTTTGATGGCATATAGCCATGCTCATTAGCCCATTCTACTATAAACTTAAGAAAAACTGCGCTTGGATATAATGGAATTTTGGTTCCAAAAGGCCCGAAATCTTCCTTCTCAGCTAACCGGAAGAAAGGAACCAAGGTTTTGTGCCTGACCATCCTCCGAATAACCACTTAACTTTGAAATCTCAGAAACTAGAGTTGTAATCTCTCCCATCAATTTTTCTTCTACTTGTTCAGGAGTAATTGCTTGGGGAGTATTTATCCATCCAGCAGCTTTATTTAACGACCAAACTACCGTTAAAACTCTAAGTTTCTTAAGGCTAGATTGTCGCTGTTTTGGATTGCGGGGATCAGGGCCTTCGGATAATTTCCTAATTCTATCCCCTTCTTTTTCGGTTAATGCAGCAATCTTTAATCTCCCTGCACCAACTACAACATATGCAGTACGAAGATTATCGTCGTGAGTTAACCATTGAAGAGGATCAATATCAGCAACGTCTTCCGCTGCCTGTGCTATTGCTTCGCGTGGAGACTCAGGATCGTTGTGTATCGGCCCCCGCCCCAATACTGGATATGTCTCGTCCGATTCCATTTGACTCATCTTCATTTTCCTTTGTTGAATTTTCCTTAACGGTCTTACTTTCCCTAATCGCCTTAGCGACCATTACACGCATCACATCAATTTGTTCTGTTTGTATATCCATCAGAACCCTACGAGTTGTAGCCCATTGCCTGTCATCATGACAAAAGATTTCAACAATATCAAGAATTCTTTTTTGATATTGCCAAAAAATAGAGAACATTATCATACTAATTTCAGTTCTGAAGAACGGGGAATCATTTTTGATTTTCATCTCTAACTCATCCCCGCTCTTCTCGTCTTTCTTTTCGACTGAACGTGGGGCCTGACGCATCCTTGAAAGTTGCTCAGGCGGTGGGGCCATACCCTGCATTAATCCATTTCTCCTTTTATTTCCATCACTCATTTACTGACCGTAGATATCCTCAGCTACGAAAGTAATATCTTCAGTTGTAGGTTTATCAGCAACCCACTTAATCGTATCTTTCTCAAGGACAACGTTCATGAAAACCACATACGGATTAACAATTGCGCTACCCGGCCAGTTTGCGTTCAGAACAATGATCTGATATCGCGTAAATGGCACCTGAGATTCATACAAAAGAGGGCCCGAACCAGCAGACGAAGGGGTTCCATAACCGGCCCACATTGAACGCAATGTTGAGTTGAGCCAGTATGCCTTGATAGTACCTTTAACTTCAAACCTTCCCCTTCTATATCCAGTTCTACGAGAACCAAATACGTTTAAGGGTTCTATTTTGTTATCGGCATCGTAATCGATTTCGTAGAGTTCAGCGATGGTTTGATAAGTACCTGAAGGCCCCAAAGCCTGCATCAGAATTTCTGATCCATGAGCAACTGCTTCAGGAACCAGAGTGCTTAGTGTCGGCAAACGTTACCTCCTTTTCCTAAAATTTTCTTGACCATTAAACGTCCGTAACCATTAAGGCTCGTCCCGCAATAGTCAAATCGAAACGGTATAGTTGCGCTGCGTCTGAAAGTGCCTCATGGCTGTGAGCCACTCGCAAACCCCTAATTGTCGCAAGTCTATTTCTGTAATAAAATACAGCGGATATCACATGACTCCCTAACTTACGACACATATCCATTCCTCCTAGTTGTTGATCTGCCCAACAACTAATTAAAAAGGATGGGTCAACGCGCCTACCTAAACGTAATGATAACGGCCCCGCCCCCTGTCCTGCTTGGTAAATATCTCCAAACGTTCTATCTCTATCCGAAAATGGTAATGAGAAGAAAGAAATATATGGTTGAGTCATTTGCCCAGAATTAGACACGGATTGTAATTGTTTATCTAACTGCCAAGGCCACCCATCTACAAATATTGGCCCAACTGGATTAGTATATGGAGTACCATCAGGATTTAATGTTGGGAATGCACTTGAATAATCCCATTTTTCAATAGCATTAAATTTCAAGTCATTTAACGCATCCGCGTAAGGGCCACTAGAAGGCACCGCTCATAGTCCTCGCAATATCCATTCTAGCTTCATCCATATTTTTATGAATGTGACTTCTAAGAACTGCCTTAGTAGCCTCCCAAAAGAATCGACCATGGAAATACATAGTGCCCCATTCAACGTAGGGCGGATAATATTTTTCAAGATGTTGACGACTAATATAAACCATACCTGCGGCAGTTCCAGATTGAAATCTTGTAATATCAAGAGCCCTTAACATATCACCAGTTCTACGATCTTCATATGTTGAAGGTTGCATATAAACCATTTCAGTCATGATTGATTGAGCTTCACCAAGACCCCAGGTTAATTCATCATCAACTGCACCTTCAATTCGACTATCAGCGTAAAGATATCCAGAAGTCATACGATAAATAACTCGTTCTATTCCACCTTGATCTGTAATGTTTATCCCAAGCATTAACGCATTACCGTTGCAATGGCAGTCCAAAATGCTCCATCAGGACTAAGAACGGGATTCTCTAAACGAAACCTATTTCCTTGAGGATCAGAAACATAATCTTCATCTTGCATTACAACCAAAGCAAAATTGTCATCAATTGCAGGGCATTGGAATTTAGAACGCATCTGCCACATCTTTCCTGATTCAGTATCTCCTGCATCTTGAGTGGCACCGCGAAGTTGTAGTGGCTCCCAAGTGGCCCAAAGTGGAACGTTTGTATTTACAGGAGAATCAATTGATCTTGCTCCTGGTTCTGAATAATCCATATTATTTGGAAACCCAGGAACCGGAGTTAGGATACCTTCTGGTTTACGATGTAGAAAGGAGACTTGAGGATGTCCATTATCCATACAAACATCTTTATGAAGATAGTAAATCTCAATTTGTCTAGCCGTAGCCATTTACCAACTGACCTTAACTACACTCACTGCGGAACCCATTGCTAATTCAGTTCTATCCCTTAACTCACAGGCATAACGAACTGCCTCAGCGGGACTTGACCATCTTTGGGTAATACCCGCTTTAGTTTGTGATCTTTTTATAAGACGATCAGCCTCTTCCTCAATAGTTTCAGCAAGTAGAAACTTTGCGAAATATCTCTTGAGGTCTTCTGGAATCGTCGGATAAGTGGGATTAAGTGGATCACCTGAGTTGTTCGCATGAGTATATGTATAACGCACAAAAATAGGTAGACCGGCAGTAACAGGGGGAGGATAAAGATCAATTGCTTTTAACCCCGTTGAATCTCGTGCAACACCCCAATAACCAATTCCATAATGGTCTAACTCTTGAAGGTATTGGTCACGAATATGTCTGGAACTTGGACTATTAAGAAGGTCTTTGTCAATTCGAAACCAGTTTAATGGTGAAACTGGCATCAATGCTAAATACGCAATTTCACTTGCCGCGCTAAATACACCCGACGCTCGATAAAGAACATCAATTATTTGTGCTGGTGTGTGAGCAAACCCATTAGCAACTGAACAGCTATAGCGCGAAACATATGACTGAGTCTGGAATGGAGATGAAGGCGGGGAACCTGATGTTCCTGCAATATTGCCAACGATTTCCTCACCCAATGGCTCCCATTTTGAAAACTCTTCGGCTGCATTCTCCACATAAATAAGCAAAGCAGCATCACTAACCACAAATGGTGCCACGGTATCTTCAATTTGATTACGAACATATGCAATTACATCATAAGTAAGTGAAGAACCAATCCTACAAGTTGATGCCAATTATATCTCCATTAAAGAGTAAGATAAGACATCCTTTCAACTCTTTGAAGTGGGCGAATTTGCCACCCATTCATAGCTGCCGGAATCATATGTTTTGTATCACGAAATTCTGAGAGATACCTTCGTTCTGCTTCAAGATACTGCGCTGTACCTGCAATCATACCATCTGGAATCTTGATCCCCTCACGATTACACCATGCCCTATCATCAGCTTCTATTCTTTCACTTCCAACAGCAGTTTGGCCCCCAATATGATCGATTGCTATTCCTAAAACTCCAACTCGCCACTCATTTTCAATAGCACGTAGAGGCCAAATACGATCCCCAAAATGACAAAGTTGAAAGTGTTCATCAACCTTCAAACATTTAACTACAGGTTGACGCATTGCCATAAATAAAGAATCATAAATTAATGCAGGAGCAAGATCGGTTAATTTAGTCCCTGTACCTTCCATTGAGGCACCTTTAAGACCCTGAAAATTACCCATCGTCCCACCGCCACGGCCCCCGCGGTCATCAACTTGATTAGAACCAAGAAATCCAATCATTCCAAGACGGCCATCATTAACAAAACACTCACGTAAACGTCTATCCCAACCCGATTCATAGATAATTAAATCATTATGTGCAAGTGCAACAATATCACCAGGAGTTGCTAGGTCAGCTAAATCATTAATCGGTTGATAGTACCCATGATTTGTTTCGTATCTAATAGTTGTACCCCATCGCAATCCATGGTCTATCGGATAGGGCTTTTCAGAAGCATTATCAAAAATAACAATTCGAACATCATCATCAACTACTGTTCTAAGAACTGATTCAATAAACTGAGCAGTTAATTTATGTTGATCTACTACTGGAACTCCTAACCAAATCATTTTACTTTTTCCTTCATTTCCTCTAAAACAAAAGCTTCCTTGGGATTTAGTATTCTCTTCTTCTCATGTCTCATAACCCAAACCTTCCTATCACCTTTTATATAGGAATTAATAAACTGATATCCTTCCTTGATATAGCTTGATATAGCTAAATTCTTATCATACACATCTAACCAAACTTCGGCTCCCTCTCGATGACCCATTGCAGTAATTAGAGAAGTTAGCAATCTAGAAAGATGCTTTCCCCTATAGGCTCTTGCAACACCTATGGTCATCCAGTATTTATTTTCCTCCCATCGTAAAAGACCAAATCCAATCGGAACAACTTCATCAGTTGAATATTCAGAATTATAAAGAAGATAACATTCAACTAAACCAGTTAATATACGTTCCTTCCAAAATTTCTCTTGCTGTTCAGGTGTAATTTCATCAGAATGATGTGTCATCCCTTCTCGACATTCATTCCGAATACCCATCAATTGAAATGCTTGAAACCAAGTTTCAACACGTACAAAGGATAATTTCATGCTTGTACTATTTGAATTTCTTCGTTGTCGCCACCTAAAACACTAAACTCATTGTATTTAGTGTTTTCTCCATCAAATTCAACAGTTTTAATCCAAACCATAGTTGGTTTTTCTACTGACATTGAGATGGTAGCTTCAATAGCAGGAATTCTTTCTCCATCCCTTGAAATACTGGACATATACCCATGTTGACCAACTGCAATCCTAAGCATCTTTTTCTATCCTTTGTCTACTCTCATAAAATGAATTAACAGAATCCACAATATGATCCCTCTCCCGTGTAGTTAAAGCCCAATGAACAGGAATTGAAATATGTCTATCAGAAAAAGAATCTACACCTGGAAGTGGGCTTTTTCTAAATGGAGCGAAAGCTGTATGGGTATCATGCCTTGTATGTACTTTACTTACCATCACTCCTTTTTTATTCATAAATCCCATAAATTCATTACGCTCAGATTCATCATTACAAAGAATTGTATATAACCAAAAGGAACTTTGCATATAGGTTGATTGAAGGGATTCTTTAGGAAAAGCGGGAGATGGCCCCCTTAAATGTTCATAGTAATAAAGTGCATTCTCTCGTTGGGCCTTGAGAACCCCATCGATATAATTAAGTTGAACTATTCCGATTGTGGCATTAATATCATTCATGTGCCACTTCCATCCTGACTCAATTACATCCTCTTCACAACGCATATCCTTTCGTTCTACTTCTCGATCTATGCCATACCAGCGAAGTAATTTTCCACGTTTGTAATCTTCACTTCTAGAACAAAACACAGCCCCACCATCACCTGTAGTTATATGTTTAATTGCTTGAAATGAATACACAGTAAAGTGTGGAACTTGTTGCATTTGAAGAGTTTGATCCCCAAGCCTACGATGCCCATAGCGGCTCCCGAAGGCATGGGCGGCGTCCTCGATCAACGGGAGGCCGTAAGCGGTCGCTACGCCTGCCAGGGCCAACAGGTCACACGGTAGACCGCCCCAATGTACTGCAATTATGGCTTTGGTTTTCTTGGTGATCTTTCTCTCTACATCAAGAGGATCAATTAATCCCGTATCTGGATCAACATCTGCCCAAACCGGAATGGCTCCCCGAGAAATAATCGGAGTATTAGTTGCCATACAAGTCATTGGTGAAGTAATAACTTCATCCCCAAAATTAACTCCCGATAAAACAAGCGCAAGTTCCAAGCCAGATGTTGCAGAATTAACCGTGAGTACATTTTCATTTCCTATATATTGACCAAGTGCTTTTTCAAATTCTTCAACTTTCTTCCCTTGTCCTATGTACCCCGAATGAAGAACATCAAGAAGTGGCTTATCAACAGTCGTAGGCATGTGAACCGCGAATAAAGGAATCATTAAATCTTCGTATTTACTGTAAGTAGAAATGCATCAGAAACAGTCAAAGAATCAGGTGAGCCACCATAATCAGCTTGTATCTGAAGTGTATAAGTACCTACAACCGGAAAATCAGCCACATCCACTAGATAATTTACTTGACCCAAAGTTGGGGCTCCCAAAATACTAGGGACATTAACTCCATCATGAGCGGTATTATCTGGACGTAGAATACGTAGTTTAAGTGTGGCCCCTGTTAAATCTACAATCGCAGAATCAGTTACAAATGGAAGTAACCATTTTGTATGAGTATTCCCAATCACATAAGGGCTGATTGCCAATTTCCTTAACCTTCCTTTATTGTGAACTTATCATCTCTAGTATAGATGGTTTGTTTCCCATCTCTAGTTGTTATTGTTAAAAAACCATCTCTTGTATTGATCTTTTGTGTTCCATCTCTAGTTTGAAGAATTGAAATTCCATCTATTTTTCCAATCCCATCTCTAGTGTAAATAGTTTGAGTTTGAAGAATAAAAAACTTAGGAGGTAATTGAGCAAAATCAAGAATTGCATTTAGAATATCTATTGCAGTTCGAATAAATCCTTGTGGGTTTCTTATATTCACATCTGAAATTGCATTAATAGTATCCGCCGCTGTTCGGGGATTTGCCATAATCCTTAAGGTTGTGTCGGTTATGGCGGCTAAACTATCAGTTGCGATTCTAATAAACGACATAGAATTTCTAGTTGCTGAATCCGTAATACTTGAAAGTGCATCTGAAGCAGTTCTTATAAATGATTGAACATTTCTAACTGCTGAATCACTTAAAGCCGCAAGTGAGTCGGATGCCGTACGGTTTATGACCATTACATTACGAATTGCACTATCTGAAATTGCCGAAAGTGTGTCGCTGGCTGTGCGTATAACACCCTTTTGAGTAACAGTTGACTCAGTAAGACCGCTTAAAGTATCCGATGCTGTTCTAATAAAGTTTTGAATATTTCTAATTGCACTATCACTTAAGGCACTTAAGGTATCCGAAGCAGTTCTTTGAAAACTCATTGCATTTCGAACAGCCGAGTCGGAGAGCGCACTCAAAGCATCACTTGCTGTCCTTGAAATTCCTTTTTGAACAGTTGTTGATTCCGTAATTCCAGAAAGAGTGTCACTTGCTGTTCTTGGAAGGGCCACTTTTTCATTAGCAACATCAGTTATTGATCCAAGGGTATCTGAGGCCGTTCTAAGAAACGTCATTACATTTCGAATTGCAGAATCAGAAAGTGCAGAAAGTGTGTCAGATGCAGTACGAGAAATAGACATAACACCGCGAACTGCACTATCAGAAAGTGCGCTTAAAGTATCACTCGCAGTTCTTGGTTGAGTCACTACACGAACAGTCGAATCAGATAATGCACTTAGAGAATCCGACGCAGTACGTAAAAATGCCATAACATTTCTAATTGCCGTATCTGATAAAGCTCCTAAATTATCTGATGCAGTACGTTGAAAATTCATAGCATTTCTTATGGCTGTATCAGAAAGAGCCCCTATTGTGTCAGATGCAGTTCGCACAAAAGCCATAATATTTCGTACTGCTGTGTCACTTAATGCACTTAAGGAATCAGAAGCGGTTCTTGAAAAGTTTTGAACATTACGTACGGCTGTATCTGAAATGGCACCTAATGAATCTGAAGCCGTTAATTGCAAAAAAACATTAGCTAATACATTTACATTTCGCTTAGGAGTTGCCTTAAAGCTTAAAACTGTAAGTTGAGTAGAAGTGGTTCCACTTAAATGACCACTTTTCGGTTGTATTAATTTATATTGAAATGGTTTGGTTGGAATTGCAACTCCACCACTAGGAGCTAATTTATAAACAACAGTTCCACAACCCCAAATTGCATTGGTTGGAGTTAAAGTTCCCGACGTGTGTGGAGTTGAACCTGAACTACCGGAATCTTCGTACGAATCCCAAAGTTCACCAACACTCGAACTCATAAAATTTGCCATCGCCGTTCCCGATGGCGCAGCACTCCAAGTGTCCGTTGCACCATCATCACCATAAACATGAAGAACAAATTCATTTGCCGCTGCGGTAGCGGCTGTATTTCCAGAAGCAGGTGAAAGATTAGCCGTACCATTGGTTGCTGAAACTTTGACATCTACCGGAGTTGCTGAAGTATCTAAGCCACTAATTTCATGGGTAGCCCAAACCCAATCATCAATTGAATTTCCAATATTGACCGTGAGATTATCAGTACTAAGAATTTGAGTTGTAATTTGCGCCGACCAGACATCTACAAAACAATCAAATGATCCATCAACAGGAGCAATATGTAAATCTTGATGCCAAGAATTGCCTCGTGGATCGGTGATTGAAGTAATAGTTGGAACTTGTGCGTTTCGATCTGCTTCAACAACAATAAAAGCTCTATTACCAACTGTTGTATTGGAATTCCAATTTACCGTGAAACTAGAAGTACTAGCACTACTACCTGAGCCAGTTTTATCGTTATTTACATGGCCCCAGGCAGCATAAATTCTTGGAGTTTTTAATCCACCAGGAATTACACGCGGAGTCCAAAGTGGCTTATATGGCTTAGGATTAGGAAGAGCCGGAATATATTGAGTTTTATATTCCGGCTCATACCAAGTTAAGGCGAGAGCGCCGCGAGTTTTAAACACTAATTAATGCGGTTGAAAAGTGCCGCTACAAGTTCCGGTTTGTTGAACTCCATTAATAGTCACCACGCATGGAATATTATTTATTGAAATTGGAGAAGGACTCGGTGACGGTGATGGAAGTGGCGAAGGGCTGGGTGACGGTGATGGGCTTGGTGAAGATATCGGAGATGGACTTGGAGTAATTATTGGGGTAGGCGTTGGAGTAGGAATAATTGAGGGACTTGGAGATGGTTGTGATCCGATGGTAAGTGACCAAATCGCAGGATCACGAACCCACCAATCACCACCCCACCAATTATTACCACGAAACATTACAACTTGAGTTCCAGTTGGTATAGGAGTCCAATAAGTAGAGAAATGCTCATCATGAGTTCCGGTATGTGATTGAAGACTTGGAGAAACCCATGTTTTTCCATTGTCATAAGAAACGGTATATGTACTACCTTGCGGTCCAATTCCAGAAAACCTAAGAAATGAACCAGAAGGAGCCGGTTGTGGAAAATGAACCACCGAAGCTCCACTTGGATTTAGTGAACGCTCATTTCCATTAATAATCGTGAATGGTACAGCATTAGAAATAGTAAAATTAGACCAATGCCAAGTATCTGTATTTGGATTTCCTTCATGTTGAGGATCGTAACTGTGATGAGTGAGAGTAACTACACCTTGAGTAAATGGAATATTTACATTAGTATCCGTCCACCAAACACCATAAGCAGGTAGTCCAAAACGAACATGGCCCGATGAAATATCTATTTCGTAGGTAGTACGTATGGTTGCACTAGGGCCAAGAATACTTCCTAAACTGTCATTTCGTGCTTGAGATAACCTAGAAATATTGAAGTTACTAACCTGTTGAATGGTTCCTGCATTAGTTCCAAATAACTCAGCAGGATTAACCGAAAAAATCAAAGAATTTTTAGGAGGCCCCTGCATATCGGGGTCAGAAGCTTCAAATGGAAGTGATTGATTGTCAGTAAACGGTGTTATATATATCTCAACCCAATCACGAGGATTTAATTGTAATGTACTCACATCAACAGTAATTACAGTTGTTCCACTCGACCAATCTGCCATGTGATCTGGTGTTAAAGCAATTTCACCATAACCTGAATCGCTTACTGCGGTCATTAGGTGGTTGTTACAAATAAATACCCCTTGAGTAAGAGTATTAACTAAGTGTGAGGCAGGGGGCGCGGAACAATCCGAACCATGTTGAGCTTGAAACGAATCCATGTCGTCGCCCTGAAATCGCTTATGAATCTGAACATCCCATGTTGAAGGAACAACACTTAATGGACTTGAAGGAGTTCCAGTCCAATTAAAACTATATGGTTGCGGTGAAGCTGAGACTGGCCCCGAAACAACAGCAGTTGCAACCAAAATCACTAAACTAAAGAGCGCAACCCCTGTAATTGCTTTAAATATTTTCATTATGAATATGTACTCATTAACTTATAAAAGTTAGTAGTAATCGTATTACTAACACTTGAAGTTCCCCAGGTTGCCTTGAGGTCAAGAAATACACTTGAACTCAGGTCTGATGTAACAGCAGTCGGGGGAGTCGCATTCTTAACTGGTTGCGTAGGTTCGGTTGCACCAGTTGCACCCAAAACCTCAATGTTACCCCATAAAAATCCAGTAACGATAATTGTTGAAGTTGAACCAGTTGAAACTACTGTTCGACCAAAAACTTTGTAATACCAGTCAACGTTTGCTAATGCTGAAGCTGTGGTAATAGTCGGAGAAATTGCAAGAACTGTCGTAATGGTTCCAGCAACTACCCCAAAATAAGTGCCAAATGCAATTGTAGGTGTTGCGGTTGTGGAAATAACACCCATTGCCTCTTGTTCCCAGGAGGCAGCTTCGGTCTTGAAATAATCAGGATTAAATGGACCAACTGATGATGTAGTTAGAACAGTTGCCGCAGATGTAAAGGTATTAACAGTTACCGGATCAAGAAGAATAGCAAGGGTTATGGGAACAGAAGGAAGTCCACCACCAACCGGATGCCATACTTTTCCACGTCGCTCAAAAAACTTACGAATCTCAGCATTAGCTGGATCATTCATTTCCGCTTCGTGAGCGGCACGATAAAGATCGGCACGACATTTTGCAGATTGCAACGCTGAAGCTTGTCTAAATTTCTCTAACTTTAGATCATTAAGATTATAAGTCTTAACCACTTAACTCTCCGCTACTGGCTCAACTACCTCAGCGGGTTCATCAATCAAATTCTTGGCACCACCCAAGAAATGACCAGAATTCATATGTGCAGTTTCAAACTCAACACCTAAAGCTTTAAGGTCAGCAACGAATTTAGATATCTTCTTTAATACCTGTTTGTCTACAATTTCTTCTTCAGCTTTTCCAACTATTCCGATATGAAAATCAGCCATTTTATTCTCCTACAGAGTCACGGTCCAGGTAACCGTGATGGTGTCGTTAACTGCTGAAACCTGACCAGTTGCAGAAAGTAAAGTCTCCAAAAAAAGAAGGGAACCAGCAGCGGCAAGAGAATTACACATCACAACTTTTGCAAGGGTAACTGCACCGGTTGTTGAATAAGTCCAAGTGTGCGCTAAAACATAAGTACCCGATCCAAATGTTGGAGCAGTACCTCCACCTTGACCTAAATATGCACGAGCTAAACCGTTTGCGTTTTGCTCAGTTGCAGCACCACCAGTTGTGCCGTCACCAAATAATCCGTCAGCGGTTCTTAAAACATCACCGGCGGCTGCCGCTGCAACGGAAGTTGAAAGTCCAACCCATGAAGCCCACGACATTCCCGGCAAAATAACGTAGTTACCAGTTGCGTTTGGAGTTGTACCGGCTGCACCAGTTACAGGAATTGCATACCATTGATCGACCGTAATAACTGTGGCGGTATTTGAAACAATAACTCCAAAAACTGAAGAACCAGTACCAGAGTTATTGGGCCCAACAAAGATAATTTTTCCTTGAAGACCAGTATTTCCTGAAGATTGTGCAGAGGTTGTTAAACCACCACCAGAAGGGGTTGCAGTAGTTCCCGAGGAAGCTGTGAGGGCTCCTGTGACACCATTCCCAACACCAGAACCACCAACGTCGCCCATCATTAAACAACGCTGCCATTGGTCGCGGCCCATCGTTACGCGAAGATTTTTACTCCTTCTAATAGCGGTAATTTCACGGCGCTGATAACCACCAGCACGATCCAACCAAATTCCATTTACTTTTACTGGATCAGTAAAATACCTTGGATTTTTAGCAATAAGTAGTGGATCAATCTTTTTACTATCAGGAATTAAAGTAGTAAAAACAGCTTCAACAGGATTTTGGAAATACTTAAATCCATTTTCAAATCCAAGAGGATCGAGAACACCTAATTTAACAAGTTTCTCGTCTATCCTTTTGTGTAGAAAGGGATTACGAAGTCTCGCTTTACGCGGACTCTCTTCCTCTATACCTTCAAGTACATCAACAGCACCGCCTGACATTCATTCCTCCTAACTTGGTTGTTTTACGTATTGCATAGTATTTCTGAGATAATTCGGATCATTTGGAATTGTCCCTGGGCCATCACCTTTATCTGCGGTAGGGGGTGTCGCTGAGGATGGACTTGAATTGTTATCATCATCACCATAAGATACATCGGTCGTTCCTGCCGCACACATTGCAGAATATGTATCGCACATATTTTGAAGAGTTGCCATCACAGAGGGTACATCACCCGCAATCATAGACTTTACAAGTTTAAGATAAGTTATATTCCAAGGGTTTCCATGATCGTCATTTGGTTTCCCACACTTGCACCCCATACACATAACTACATTTCTCTCATTCTTTTGAAAAGAATATCATCATGCTCTTCAATTGGAGTTATCCTTCCAAAACCATGTTGAAACGTAAATTGTATAATTTCTTCCGCCCATGCCTCACCATCATACATGGGTGTAGCTGAACACTCCACACACAAAAAATGAAATCCATTTAGAAGTTTTCCAAAGCCCCTAAGTACTTCAAGTTCCATACCTTGAACATCTACAACTAACGTGTCATAAGCTGTTAAATCAATATATTCTTGATTTAATTTAACCCAAGCATCAAATCGTAAAACTGGAACTTGTATCTCTTCAGACATTGGAACCTTAGTCCAATCATGACCCACAGTTTCCACAGGATGATATTTAGAACTACGTTCATGGTTCCCATCACTAGGAATATGAAGTGTCATCATTTCGTTTTTATCACCCAAAGCAACCGGAATAGCGTTTACATATTGTCCATAGATTCTTTTAAGTTCTTCAAAAGCTATTGGGTGAGGTTCAAAAACCAATATTGGAAGATAAAGTTTATGAAGATACCAAGGTATTTCTTGACCTACATTAGCCCCAACATGAATTATTCCACCGATTTTATATTTATGTTGAGTAAACCACTCTATTTTTGTTTCCTTTAACTCATGCATGTCAGGAGTGAGAAGTTTACTTAGCAATTAAAACACCCCTGTTAAATGGAGTAGTAAACCTTTCCTCTGAAGGTGCGCCACCCCACTTTTGTAAGTAATACTGACGACATCTTTCTTGGGCTCCTGAAGTTACTTCTCTAGCTCTTTCTGGATCAGTTCGCACAGTAACGGATCGGTAATGCCAATAGGGAGCGTAAGCATATGCTTCATATCCAGCGAGTTGAATTCGTCTATGCATGTCGTTATCTTCGTAATAGGCTGGTATGAAATGTTCATCGAAAGGGCCGACAATATCAACCAATTTTCTAGTTGTGCAGAAGCAAGAAAAATCCGGCCCAGGTTCAAATCTAGGTTCTTTTGCATTCATTAAATCCCAATTAACAACATCTGTAAACATATCCCCATGATTAGCATGACGAGCAGAAATTAAAAGTAATTCTTTGTTATATCCTTGTTCAAACTGACCATAGAGAAGTGCCCAAGCTAATAACTCACCTGTATCTGATCTAAGCACTACGTCATCATTCATAATAATGACTGCATCATATTTTTCGTGAACTAAGAGTCGTTCCATTGCATAATTCCACGATTTAGCAAGAGGCCACCCTTGTTGAGAATTATCTACTATTAATAATCGTGATCCCTTCGGAACCGATTGAATAGTTTCTACAATTCTAGCACCAGACCAAGTTGAAATCGCATATGCATATTTCATTCGTATTTCATTATCACTTTAAGCACAGAAATAGCTTGATGTTTAAGTGTATGATTTTCCCTAACATACTTAGCTGCTTTTTCTCCCTTTCCGTTTCCTTTATACCAATTGTCAAAACATTTTTTTAACTGTGAGACACCATGAGACTCAGATGGACACCACCATTGACCAACTCTCCCATAGTTAAGTTCGTAATCCTTCGAAAATCCCACTCCTGGAATATTTGCAGGCTCCATTCGCTCAGTTTTTATTGGATAAGCATGATTTTCATCAATAAAATCCATCATTCCTGAATTATCAGAACAAACTACCTCCATTCCAGTCGAAAGAGCTTCTAGTGGAGGTAATCCACACCCTTCACCCTTAGAAGGCCATAATAAAACATCAAAATTATGATAATACCTAACAACATAAGAAGGGTGAATATCACCTTTAATTACTTCAATTCGTTTGTCGTACGAGGCTAGTTGCTCAACGCCCTTAATGCCGTCTGCGTTACGAGTTTTGATACAAAGTCGCCAATCTGAGTTACCTTCTGAGGCTTGTTGAAAAATCCTTATAGCGCCCAAGGGATTTTTACGTCCAGTTAGTGCCCCGAGCATTAAAACTTTGAATTTACCATCTTTCTTTCTTTCTTTATAAGTAAAAATATCAGTATCAACACCAGGAGTCATTACGGAAATTGGTATTTTACAACCACTTTTTCTCCAAACTTCTGGTTGAAAACTGGAAGTAACAATTAAATGATCGAATTGATTAACGTTTTTTACGTGTTTTTCTGGAATTCGATCAGTTTCAAATTGAGTAACAATAATCTTTGCAAAAGATTGAGTATCAAATGGATGATAAGGAAGAGTCATCATTGCAGCAATCTTAGATGGCATTTTATACTTTGCCACATACCTTGCGGCTTCTATATCCGCAGGTAAATAAGTTCTATCTAATCCCCATCCATCGTTACGTAAATGGGGCGCGGCCCCTAATTGAGTAATGCCCTGAAAAATTGAAAGAGCATGTCGTCCATACCCATCAATCATTGAAAGGGGGCACCACCAGTCAAAAGTAAATCTTCCCTGTTCATCTCGGGTCTGCATCTGATCTTTAAAAGGAGTGTAATCAAATACAAAATCAGGATCAGACCCAAATTGAGCTAGAAAACTAAAAGGAACTAGTGTAGATGTATTCGGATGTAATAAGTATTGCCCACATTGTTTAATAGTCTGTCCTTTATTAAACACAGAAATCTGGGATTCAGAAGAAATCATTTCATCCTTATATGTTGATGGGAGAGCCACATTGACTCTCCCATCTTTCCCGAAACTAGCCTTACTAGTTTAGAACGTTGGCGGGTTAGGTGTCGTTACAGGCTGAAATGCATACGGTTTCGTTGTAATATCTGCCGAACGTTCTCGAATATTACGAGTCCACGCATCCTTGTTCTGGTAGTTACCAGTTGTAGTATCGTAATCCCCATAAATTGCAGGCATGACTTGAAGAGGAACATATGGCGCATAAATGTGACCCGCCCAAAGTGGAGGGGGATTTCTCACATAAAGAAGCGCATAGTTGTCAGGCATGAAGTCAGTACCCCATATCTGCCAACGTCCTGCATACGTTCCATAGTCTGTAATTCCAACAGATGCTAAGTTCATCTGATTTGGAGCCTGTGACTGTGTAGCGGTATTCAATTTCTGAAGAAAACCAGCCATCGCATAACCGGCGATAATTGTGTCCGTTGGGCGTCGATTGGCCCTCTGGTAGTTCACATCAGCGTCGATAATTGCGTTGTAAATGACTTGTTTGTAATCGGTGATTGAAGTACCACCACGAGCCGCGATGTTAACAACGGTGTTTGGACCCAACCAAGGCTGCACAAGTGAAGCACCAGTTGCAGGGTTATCCTGCAAACCAGTTGCAGAAGCATAAATATGCTTAATGTGCCGACCCATTAAGTTACGAGCAAATTCTTCCGTAAATGCGGTAATTAACTCGTTCTCAATGTCGAGTCCCAACTGCGCCCTAGCGTCTTCCTGAGCTTCAAGCGTGAAGGTCGTACCCATCAATTGCTTTACAACCTGAAGTTGGAAACGGTTTAATTGAAGTTTACCTTTTGCGGGAACTCCAAGTTCTGCCGTAAGCAACCAGTTGTATTCAACTGACAGAATGTTAGTTGTGTCAGATTCACGTAAGAAGTCAAGCCAGAAAACGAACGCTGAAGGGCCTGGAAGTGGCTGAATAATCGAAAAGTCACGCTGCATAAGAAGTGCATATGCGCGACGAACGATTGGAAGTGCAAATTTTGTCGGAAGCGCTTCATCTGAAGTTGCGGTGTCCTGAACAAGAGCAACCTTGTTATTAACAACATCAACCGTACGTCCCATTTGAAACTGCCGCTGATTTTCAAGAATCAACGACATCTTCCGCTTTGCATCTCTACTTAACTTTGGAAACTGAGCCTGCTCATGAAATTCCTCAATTCCAGCATATCGCTTTGGAAATTGAGTTTTAACTGACTTGGGAACATCTTCCAAATCAAGCCAACCAGTACGAGCCCATTTTTCATACGTGGCCTCTTCCTGGTATCGAATTCTTTCCTCTGCGGAAAGAGCGGTATAGGCTGCAAGTCCTGCCTTCTGTTGGTCAGTTAAATTTGAAAGTTGAACTCTCATATTTAATTTGGAACCTGTAGAACGCCGACATGCTCACCCTTAAGTTCGGTTTCGTCTTCCTCTTCAGTAACGGGTTCACCGTTCTCAAGACGAACAACGCCACGTCCACCACTACCAGCACCAAAAAGATCACGCAATTTATCTTCAGGTGACTTCTCGGGTGGCTTCAGCTTTTCGCCTTGCTTTGGAGCGCTTTGTAATGCTTCCATAAGAATTGGAAAAACCTTTGTAGAAAATTCATCCTTAGACTTACAAGTTTTCGCCATTTCAGTAAGAATAGGAAGAACTTCATCACGCTTCGGATGCTTCGATGCTATTTCAAGCACAAAAGCATCAATTTCAACCTTTGCAAGTTTTTCTTTGAGAGAAGTATTCTCCGCAGTTAGCGTTTCATTCTTCTTCAATTCAACATCTAATCTTGCAACGATTGGACGCTCGATCTCGGCAACGATCTCAGGCTCAGCCTTGACCGCTTCCAAGGTCAGTTTATCAGGCACTTTATTGTTTTTGTCCTCCTTTGAATTTGGTATTAGCTTCACGTTCAAATTTTCAGCGGCCAGAATCTCAATCCCATAAGTCTTCATTGCCGGGGAATCAGGTGCGAAATCGATTCCAGACAAACGAAGCTTCTTAGGACGATACATCATCTCACCATTAACCTCGACTCGTTCCATCTCAAAATTACTCTTACCAGACCGCAACGAAACTGCATTCAATTTCGGTGGTTTGGCACGAAGTAAAACTTGAGCGTCCTTGCCGTAAGTCGTTGGCTCGATGTCCAAGATAGCGTAGCCAACGCTACCTTCCGCTTTCAAATCAGACACGCCGCCAATTGGCAAATAATCGGCGTCGGCTGCGTGAGCGTGACGCGCATAAACGGTCAGCGGTTGAATACCCGCTGCGATATCATCCTTTCCATCTTTAACAATTTCTTGTAATAAAGATGTGGGGAAAAAGATTCTTTTATCAAAACCAGGAGCATGTGTTATCGAATCGCCAATATAGAAAGGAACCCTTACCTTCATTGTCTTGTCAACACCGTTATCTTCAAGAACTAAAGGTTGGGGAACATTTTTCCCTTCTAAAACAAGAAACGATTGAAACACTTCAGCCATTAAAAATTCCTCTTCTTTTTCTTCGGCAGCTACGCCCCACGTATCAGGAAGCATACTAGTTGCGCCAAGAGCTTTGGCCCTTTTTATGATGTGTTTCTTGGCTCCCGCCCCCCCCTTCCCAACCAATTTGATAGCTCGTCTAAGAGCATCCTTATCAGGGATAGGAAAAGAGCCATCTGGTAAGGCAATACCTTGACTCGCATATTTTCTACGCTGTGCAGCCCCAAAATTACGACTTTCACTCTCTAATTGCTCAATAGTTAAAAATATATTAGCCTCAGAAATCAATCCTTCAGACATAATTTCAAGACTAACACCCCAAGCATCAGGTAAAAGAGCTACTAATTTAAGATCACGAGCCCGACGAATAATGTGTCGCTGAATCTCTGCTCCACTATAACGATTAGAAACTAGACCAGTCTGCCATTCACGAATTACTGCCTTTAATTCAGCAGCATTTCTAATTGGATATTCACCATTTGGCATTGACTGTAATCGCACCTGAGTACGTCCTCGTTCAGATGCATCCACATCAGCATGGTTCCCTACATCTCTTTCTCTATCATGCTTAGGGTCTTCATCTGCATCGCGTCCCGTTTTACCCGTAGTTCTACCTCCATGACCCCCTATAGGGCCTCCTAAATAATTAATATCTGTATTTGTAGTTGTATCTTGATGTAATCCGCTCATCTTCCCTTCGGTTTTGGTCGAGGCTTGGGCTTTGGCGTAGGTTTTTGTTTATTAACTGGATTTGGTGGAAGAGAAAGATTTCCCGTAGTTGTATCACTCATAGTTAATCTCCATGCCTGTATGACTCTTCCTCTGGTAATCGCTTCTGAATTCCTGGTAAATCAGTTTCCCATGAAGTAAATCTAAAACCTTTATCATCAAAATACAGGTCAGCATGATCTTTGGTAACGATTCTATCATAAGGAATGCTATTTTCTAACAACCATTGTCTGATTGCCGCTAAACGACGATCGGCGTCACTTTTTGTATGAGTTTTAGGATTCCAACCCGCACAAGAAATACGAATTGTTATTCCGCCATTAAAGAGAATTATAAGGGCTTCTCGCGCACCGGGTCTAGGGGGTGCTAATCGTAAACTTGAAGAGGCAAGAGAAAGAGTTCTATGCATATCCACATCAATTCGCGGCCCAGAATATCCACGAGGAAAATCTTTTGGATAATCTTCTACACTAGGCCAATCATCAATTTCCTTTCCTACTCTTGTTTTAGGTTGACGAATCCACTCACCATTAACTAAATCAAATCTCTTTTTCATATCTGATTCAACTAACATGCCGATTGCATCCCAATCAGGAACAAATTTGGAATTCTTCTTCCTATTGAGGGTGGGGTCACCAGGAATAACAATCATACGATCATCATAATAAATATCTGAAGGAATTTTAGGAAGATAACAAGTTATAGGAAGACCATTTGCCATAGCCCAAGACTTAAGCATTTCAAGTCTTGCCATATAAATTTCTAAATCTTGGGGCCCACCATAATAAAGACCAGCAGTAGCAAGATGAATACAGACCTTTCTTGCTGTCCATCGGTCTAACCATTTTTTAACATTAGGAAATGGAACTTCTAAAATAGGATAATTTCCACCATCTCCTTGGGAAACTTGAGGTTTTAAAGTACCATCCTGATCGAAAGTAAAAACTGCGTTTGGTTCATCTGGATCATGTTGATGTTCAGGGGGTCGAGGTAAAAATTCCGCAACTCGTTCCTGAAGAAGTTGATTACTCTCTTTTAAACCAGCAATTTCACCAATGTAATATTGAATATCCTTTTGATGTAAATCTTTAACATGAGCAACTTCAGCTTTAAGAGCCTTACCTGCATCTTCTATCTCTTTAAGTTGAGATCGTAAACGACCCGCTAATATCTGAGCAGTATCACTTATGACATCACTTAAAGTAAGGTCTTTCTCGTTAATCATGCGAAGTTCCATTCAAGGATAGAGACTTAAGTACACGAGAAAGGTCTTCAGTTACTAAATCAGTTACATTACCAGCAAGAATACGTGCAAGTATCTTGGATTCTGCTCCAATATCCTTATTTGGATTTCCTTGAGCCGGAACATCATCTTCACCAGGAGAGTGACGATTCACGCGGCCCTGCACGGTTTTATCTTCAGCTTTACGTTGAAAACCACCAACTTGTGCTTTAGCTTTAATAAGATCAACTTGTCTATTTGTATCCATTTGTGCGTCTTGGGCTGCTTGAGCCTGTTGCTGTTGCTGTTGAACGGCAATTCGCTCATTAACTTCTTTAATTTCTTCATCAGTCATATTAAATTCATGTTGCTGTATCCACATATCATCAACAACATGCATAACTGTGCTGTAGAGTTGAAACTTCTGAGCCCTCCACAATTCTGCTTGTGCAGAGTTCATTTGATCTGTAGCTACAAGTGCAGGCCACGCAATTTCATAATCAACTTGCTCAGGGTCCATTCCAGCAAGAACAAGAGCAGTATCAAATACCTGCTCTAATCCATGACCAACAAGTTGCTGAATATTTCTAAGCATTCGGACATATTGAACGTCCTGAATGGTTAGGGTGGCCTTGGCATTAACATCCTTCTCAAATCCCATATGAGCAGGAGGAACACGTAATGCAGCAAGAAATTTACGATGTAGATATTCAACATCTGTTATGTCGTGAATTCCTACATTCTTAGGATCAATAATATCGATAGAAGTTTTACGTGGTTGAACTTGAGTTCCAATCTTGATCCATCCAGTAGTCAAGAAAAAGTCTGTCATTACTGAGAATGGATTTTCACGACGACCATCAACATGAACACGCTGCACTACATTTTGTTGAAACTCAGTTAATGCAACGCTTGCTTCTTTTTTTGAAAGACCTGTAGTATCTACATAGAAAATAAGTTTCTGGTACTCACGAGTTAACCGCCCAACAATAAGTCCTTCTTCAATTGCCTTAAGTTTTTTGTAAGTAACCCTTGCAACCCGAAGGTGACTTCGACCATACGGAGAGAATCCGTCATGATTAAGTCGTATATGTAGAATTTGCCAGGGCCAGAATGTAGCAATAAGATTTCCTGTGGACTCAGCTTTTTGCTCAAACGCACATTCTTCACTTCCGTTTTGTACTTTGCCTGATTTCTTGTCATACCTTGGTTCCCCAACTAAAAGATGTCCTGCTAGGTTTTCATTTCTAAATACCGTGATTGGGGGAAGTGGTTTAATGTTTACAATTTCTAGAGCAGCATTAACAACTACTTCACCAAAAAAGTCACCATACTTAACAAGATTACGAACTATATATTGAATCTTTTGGTGTAACTTAGAGGTCTGAATAACCTTATCAAAAACAGCTTGAGCCTTTGAATCTTTCGCCATAACCTGAAATGACATTTGAACGCCATCTTCTGACGTACAAACATTATTGGCGATAGTGTCTAGAGCAACAGACGCTTCCTCTGAAGCTTGGTCAATTTCCTCTACGTCCTTATATGTGGCCCTGCGGGTGACATCAAACTTAAACTGACGATCATAGAGAGAAACTAGACCTTCAGAAACAACACCCGTACCACTTGTTTCTTGATCTTCAGGTTGAGGGCCAGTTGTGGGTTGTGATCTAAAAATTGCATCTGCAATACGTGCAATTAATCCAGGATTTCTCCTGGGCATAAGTACAGATGCATCAAGAGTTGGTCTGGCCCCTTCTGTTCCTGGTGGAGTAAAATTTATCATCAGTTAATTACTGCAAAATTCCTTTCGCTTCGTTCATGATACGCCTCTTGACAAGTCTTACAAAATGGTAACTTCTTAATTTCAGTAAGATTTACAAGTTGATGAAAGGTTTCCATCTTTGTTTTACAAAAAGTGAATTCATCACCCCTAACCGCAATATGAATTCGTTTATCCGATCCTCCAACCAGGACAAAGGATATACGATAATTTGCCATTAATCACTCGTCTGACATTCCACGTAGTCCAAATAATCGATACAAAACTTGAGGATCATCTGGTTGATGAAATGGAATTCTTTTATCAGGATCATTTGGGTCAACCCCTGCCAATAATCCAACTGGCGCAGGAAGAATATTTGAAGCTACCGATAATTCATTGGATAACGCAAGTGGCTGTCCGCTCTTTATATCGTCAAAATCTTCATCAGTTTGTGTTGCTCTCTTAAAACCTGTAGAAAAATCACCCGATCTACTTGTTGGGCCATCAACAATTGAAATGGCTTGAGTCGGTCCACCAGAACCAGGACGTAATCTTTTTATACTTCTCTGAAGTATATTCTCAGGCAACGTTTCTTCTTCTTATCCTCAACTCGGGAGTATTGTTATCGGTGTTTCCAGCAACATTCTCGAAAATACCCGTACAAAGATATCTTAGAGCATCCATCATGTGTTCGGATGGTTGAGGTTTTTCAGGTTGATCCATTAACTCATCTTCATTCTTGGGGTTCTTTTTCCAAACATACAAAGAACGATAGTCAAGAAGAGTTTTACATCCTCTAAGTATCTTAAGACGACCAGTTTTAAACCGATCATAAACAAGATCAACTCCAAATAATATATCATTATTTGCTTTCTCAATATTAAAACCTTCTTCTGCGGCAGTAAGCATTTGATCTGCACCAGCGGGATCACCAAAAGATTGATCCGTATTATCCAAACCTGCCCTACGCCATCTTTCAACATGAGATTTCATCGTTAATTCAGGGGCTTGATATTCCGCAACAATATATAAAGTGTCATCAGGAGCAAGACGGCCCCATACACCGGCATTAGGATTATTAATTCCGAAGTCATGTCCAGAGTAACAAGGCCAATCATTAGGTATCCCGTTGGGAAAAAGAGATTCAGAATCGACCACAATAGAATCATTAGGAGGATCGCCATATATGAGGCCAAAAGGCCGAGCGAAATTACCTTCATAATAAATTTCATAATATTCTGGCCTTCTTGTCCTTTTAACCCTTTCAAGAACTGTTTGACTATATTTTAGATTATCAGCAGATCGACAATGAATCCAATCAATATCTTGATCGCCCTTAATCCATTCATCGTAAAGATCAGTCTTAAGCCAATTTAGATAATAAGGGACACTTGTAATAAGAATTGGCCCTTCCTGATAATCGGTACGACGAGTTGCAACATCCCAAGCAAGACGTGGCATATATCCTGCTTCATCTATCCACGCACAATCAACGTGAGGGCCCTCAAGTGACTCTGGATTCTCACTAGAACCAAAAATAATTTGAGAGCCATTGAAGAGAGTGAATGTTGCAGTTGATCTATTGGGTGTATATGGAATCTTGTATTGCTTAAAGAACTGCTCTAAAGTCCACATCATCACGCGCTCGACATGTTTTTGATAGCCCATGCCAATTGCAAGACATCTTTTACCTGGCTCCATCAGATGTTTCAGAATCCAATACGGGGCGAACCAAGTCTTCCCCGCTCCCGTTCCCCCGATCAGAGGAATGAATCTCTTCTTCGAGTGATACGCCTTCAATTGGTGCAGGTAAAAGTTTGGGTTGATGCTCAATGACGAATTTTCTTGCTTCGATATCGTCGGGGTGGGGTTGGACGTTGATAACAATGGCCTGTCGATTTCCTTCTTGTGTTTGCCCATCTAAATCAAGACCTTCTAGACGTGCTTCACGTTCAAGTATTTTGACCGCGACTTCAACAGCACGTTCGCGCCCTGCCGCAATTTTGGGCTCAAGAGCAATATACATACGCTCAAGACGCTGACGCTGAATAAAACGCTTATCGACTTTCGATTCAACATCTAATTTAACTCTAGCCCGTGAAGCAAGACTATAAGCACTTGATGCGTTTCGTAAACCCATTCGTTCTGCGACTTGGGCCCAGGTAAGACCTTCTTTGGTTCGTAAATCGAGAGCGCGAACACCTTGAGCAAATGCAGTAAGACTTGCAGTTTTCTGAACCATTTTATGTCCAGGTGTCTTGGGTAAGAGTTCTGGATGTTCTTCTTCTGCAAGTTCTTGTGCAAGATTAGTTAGGTTTATATCCAAAATCCACTATAGTCCAAAGTGTATTGTTTTTCTTTAACCACCAAATTCCCAACTTTGACTTCCCACCAACTAAAAATTGAATTCTACCCACACCAAAACGAACTCCGTCACCATAAACCTTAAACCAAGGTTTTAAATTATTCTTTAGAAGATGTATCTCGTATCGTTTCATCAAAAACATCATCCGTGTTAATACGATCATCAGGAACTTTATCTGGCATATTCATTCCAGTATTCTGATCAAAAACCTCTGGTTCCTTTCCCTCTGGAATTTTAGAATAATCAATAGTATCTGGCATATGTGAGGGCCCTGTTATATCAATAGTGATAATTTCACCAGTAGCCGGGTCAGCAACTTCTTCAGTCTTACGGTTACTATCAGTCATTTTATTGGTATCCATCCTCTTGATCTTTCAAAAATTCCGTCTAACAAATTTAACGACTTACTCATTGTATTAAGTATACAACAGGCTGTTCCATTTTTTCGAACAAACTCTGGTTCAATTCCCTTTAAATACAAAGCAGCGGCTATTCCTGCCGCAGCAATGGCAGGATCAATTGGTTGTAGATCAAGTTGAGAATTTTCTATAACCTTCCAATGTTTATCACACCAAAAAGTTCCAAGTCTCTTTCGTTGAAACCATCTTCGGAAAAACACTAACCATAAGAATCTTTTTATCCTACTGGATGAAAGAAGGTTACGTATATCCATATCCCTACCACAATCAACAATAAAATGAACCCAACAATTCCAACAATCCAAAAAATCATGGAGCGGTAGTGAGTGTTTCTGGTAAATCTGGTTTAGTAAGTTCATCCATCAGATGAACTTGATAAAGGTGATTTAAAAAGGCTCCCGCATCAGGAGTAATAAAACTGCATCCATCCTTTTCGCACTTCATTAATCCAGACGCTCTCCAATCTTTCCCCTTCGGCCAACTATCTGGAATCTCAATTGTAATTCTCATTGTCCAAACACCTGAATACATCTATCCCTTAGTAATTTAAGCAATTCTGGATGTTGAGGAACTTTCCAGTCATCTAATCCAACATTAAATGTTGTATGGTCGATTTTTCCAGAAGTTTCATTTGTAAGTACGTTTCGTTTCATTAACTTAGCAAGACTATCGCCACCAAGAACATATACTTTATCAGCCCAATTAAATAACATCTTAATAGTATCATCACTAAAATCTGAATCCACTCCACAAGTGAGTACTTCAAAACCACGCTTATTCAACAAACGTGCGAGAGTTACGGATCGAACATGGGCTCCATTACAAACACAGAGATACTTCAAGGTTTCATCACCACGTTTACCAACATCTCACCTGCACGTTCAGCTACAAATTTTCCATTATTAAAAAGACTAATAACTCTTTGAATATCATTTTCCTTTATAGCCTTATCAACCGCAGTCATAAGTGGTTTTTGATCTACCTTAACCATAATATGAAGTAATTTAGGTTCAACAAATTTAACAGGCGGATCATCCGGTGAAGAGGGTGGGGTTTCGTCTTGTGGAACTTCTAGATAGGCTCTATCAACTTGTGGTGTTCCTGGTGGAACCGCAACTGGAAAATCCGCCATTAACCTCTCCTTAAATATTGAACGATATATTTCATACTAATAGCATACCACTTGTTGTATACTTGTTACGGGTCGGGGGCCTTGATGTAACAACCAGGATGAAGAGAAGCCCCCGCTTCCACTTTCCCCCCGACCCACTCACATATATAAGGAGAGCAAGGATGTCTCTAACTAAGGAAGAGTTATTGGCCCGAATGACAGGTGCAAGTGGAACAGCAAATACTAAAACTCCACCTGAATTATTAAATACTGATGTTGTAACGGTTCCAGTTCAACTTAAAGAAAATTCGTCTACCTTACTTGGCCCTCCTTTATCTCCCTTGCGTAAAAACTCTATATTTCTCAGAGAAGCTATAGATTCTCCTGTTCCTACTTCAATTGAAGAAGAAATTCTTATTGAACTTCAAAAACACACCCTACTCATGAAACAATTAGTAAACGCATTTCTTGGGAATGATATAGGATTAGACCATGAAGATCAGATTGATTCAATTGGAAGGTAAGTTTAGAATCGAAGAAGAAGATACTCATGAGATTCTCTGGGAAGGAACCTCTGAGTATGAAGCAAATAACGTTTTAAAAAGTTTGAGGCCACATACACATGGCGACCAACAAAATATTAACGCCCCAACCCCTACACAGCGTATTAAAGACATCTTTGGTTAATCAAATTCCTATTAGTACCTTCCTTAAGCAATTTACTCAACACGCCATTGAAAAGAATCAATGTAAAGTTTGGTGGGAAGGTAAGATATTCTGTGTAGAGTGTCCTGGTGACCATGAATATACTGGTCGCTGGAAATTCAACGACAATGGAATAATTCGTATAGGAGATTTAATTGCCAAAACAGAAAAGTGAAAGTCCTGAAGATATCGTAAGAGCGGCTGACGAGGCTCATGCAAACAGTCAACCTTGCCCATATTGTCAGATGTATCACGGACATCAAGTAAACTGTCCATATTTAACAGCTTGGGGTCAAGTTCAAACAAAACCAGCAGACGCCGAAGGTATGACAGAAGTTCAACGAAATGAGTTACTAGACAAAATGAAGCCAAGTGAAACTTCTAAAACTGATAATTTGTCTACTGATTGACCACGACTGGCGACACGACCCTAGAACTAGATTTGGGGTTTATTGCGCTCGTTGCGAAAAGATAGTTTAATTCCAGAGTAGCTAATGGTAGGCGGCTTGATTTTGGATCAAGTAGTGTGGGTTCGAATCCTACCTCTGGAACTATTTATTTAAAGGAAAACTATGACTCTTTCTATTGTTATTCCTACTTGGTCTGGCTCAATCGAATTGGCACGTATGGCCTTGCATTTATCAAATCAAGTCAGAGGTATGTGTGATGAACTTGTTATCTCTGAAGATGGGGGATCACAATATTTTTTAAGAATAGTAGCTGATACTTATCTTTTTCATAAAAGATTGGGCCACGCTGGAAATCTTAGATTAGGTTGTAAGGTGGCTTCTGGCGATTACATTGGAATGTTAGATTCTGACGTAACCATTCTTGAAGGAACTATGCGTTCTCTTTGTATTCCAAATAAGTTTGTTTGTGGACAATCAGATGATAATTCCACATATGATGGATTCCTAAGTTTTTGTGCTGTAGTAGATAGACAACTTTTAGAAAAATATCCAATGCCTAACGGAGATTTATTAGATGATTGGTGTCATTCAATTCCAAAAGAAGAAGTAATTATTTCAGACAAAGTAAGATTCCACCATAAAATCGGAGTTTCTTACACAGAAAAGAAAAGGATTGAATCCTTAAAGGACTAAAATGCCACGCGCACCCCTTGGATATGGAAAGGAAGACCATTTTATTAAAAAGGGCTACAAATTACATGGAGTCATTCATGTAGGTATGAATGACGGTGAAGAGATCACTTGGTACTGGCACGTTGGCCGTTTGCCAGTTTTAGGATTTGAACCTATATATAGCGCATATATGGCTTGTTTGAAAAATTATGCTCCTGAAATTGCCTCCGGACAGGTTTACATTTCAAACTGCGCTCTTGGAAATAAATCAGAAGCTTTAAAAATGACTGTTTCTGAATTCAACGGAGTATGGGACACAAAGGGAGCAACTGGTTTAGGTCAAATTCCGGCCGAAAATGCAATAAAGATGGGTTGGATTCCAAATACCAAAACAGCCGAAGAGATGGTTGTGTGTTCAAGATTTGATGATTGGGTTGGAATTAACGATTGGGCCCTTGCGCCTTACGACACCTTAGTTATTGACGTACAAGGAATGGAACTTCAGGTCTTGGAGGGCTTCGGAAGATATATATATCAAATGAAATATTTAATGATTGAGTGTTCTGAGACTCCTTTATGGAACGGAGAGGCTTCGGGACAAGAAATTACTAACTGGCTTGAAAAAAGAGGTTTTACCCGCGACAGCCCTATTGTTTCACATAACGATGTAATGTTCATAAGGACAGATTTAATTAAATGATCGTATATCATATTAAAGCTGTTCAATCTAGTGGAATCGAATATCCAGATACTATGATTGTTTTGGAGACTCTTTGTAAAGCAGAAGAAATAGAAGATTTTCTTAAGTATTATCCTAATCAAACTTTTAAAGTAACCACACTTATGAATGAAGAAGAGTTTGAAAAACTTAGACTCGAAAAATTAAGAAAAGATAGGATATTACAATTTTCAGTACCTTGGGACAAACTACAACGTGTCTAGACATGAATGTAAATATTGGCAACTAAACCTTAAATATCATTATCGATATTGTAGTTTTTGTGGAAGATACCAGTTCGACTATGGTGGAGTTTGGAAAGATAGAATAACCTTAGAACAATTTATTAATCACTTCTGTAAGTTAGGTGGTAACTACACAGAAGACTTAAATCAATACGATGTAACTATCTTTTGTGGGCAGTTCTTTGAATACAATTCCTATGAATCTTGGGGCGGGGCCATAAAAATTCAAGTCGGAGATAAAATTTACGGGCCATTTCCTAATTTAAATTGCGCCATGTGGAATATTGATAAAGAACTAGCTATACTTACCCCTGGGTGAACTCTAGCTACCCAGGCTAGATAGACGGATTCTGCGCTAAGGCGCGAAGGATCACCCATGCAGATCGATACAGACAAGACGGTTATAGAAGCACGTTTTTATATTTCTGGAATTAAATTAGTTCCAGTTAGTGACTATAAAGAAGTAGATGGTCAAAAGACTTATTACACAGAGATGGGCGGCGAAGTCCAGATGAACGCCGCAAAACACGGTACGTTTGGCAAATACACCCCATCTGGAAACGCCACTATGTTAATTCACAATCCACATGCGTTTAGTGTGTTTAAAGAAGCATTTGAAAGAATTCTTAAAGAGAAAGGCCGTACCCCCCGATTTAAGGTTTACTTTGTAGAAGATGATGACCAAGAACCTGACAAGTAACATGTATAAGAATAAAGATGAGTTTGGCCGACTACTAGTTAGTATCGGCAAACCTGTAGATATAGATATGGAAAAAATCCTTAGAGAGGCAGATAGAGAGTTTAATGAGCAAATGGAACGAGATCGTAAGGAGATGCGTCGGGCCAGAGCGAACAATCCGAATATATGTCATTGTCCACATTGCTACATAATTGGATAAATTAAAATAGCACTTGACAAGAAGTTTCTGATGTAGTATCCTTCTTGACGTGCTGCCGAAAGTTACGTTTCACACCACTCTGAATGGCAGCACACTTGACGGAGTGGGAAACTTGGTAGATAGAAAAGCTCTAGGAGGAAACTCTTAGGGCTTTTTTATTTCTACTCAACTCGCATATCCGGCGCGAGGCAACAAGTACGGAACTGACACTCGGAAACGGGGCAGAATGTTGTGAGGACGACAACGTTAAATAATCGGTCTGGTGGGGAGGGACTTAGTAATTATGTCTACTATTACTGGTTTATTGTGGTTGTTTGATTGGAGTCTTCTAGTCACCTCAGTTGGGTTTTTAATAGCAGGAATAATACTAGTAATTAAAAATGAAACTTTTTAGTATTACTCACGAGATTGAACACCGCCGACCCGCCACTCCGATCCATCACAGAGAAAGCCATACGGCCATTCCTGTGAATTGTCTGTGTTTATCTGTATGATAAGGAACATTCAATATCAATAGAAAACCCAAGCATTTAGTGCTTCGAAAATACAAGAGTGCTTGGATTTAACTAGATCAAAACAAACAAGTGTTTGATACTCACTTACATTATCATGCCATCTACGTACGGGCCCTACGATGCCCCACACGGCCCGGTAGGATTTCTAGGGCACTCCCATACTCTATTTTCCGTTTCATGTCACTCCATGGCTTAGGGAATTAATCCATACTTTTATTGAATAAATCATTTTGTCAATCTATAGGTTACGATTCCAAGAGCATGGTTTCGCAGCACTCCCCAGACTGGCCCAGACTGATTTTCTAGCTGTAGTACTCACCAGTACAAGACTTAACAAATCTCAATTAAACTAACAAGAACTAACTGACAGGCTAGGCCGATATATCGTCTACTTGTCTTGCGGGAAACCGCAGTAACTATTCGATCATCGAGATACCGGTCTAAAGAATCCGGTCAGAGTAGGATCGAGTAGCAGAACCTTACAAATCCGATACCGGTAGGGACGCCAGTCAGATGGCCCCATGTCGGTTCGGTTCATACAGTCAAGGTGGGAATACGTTTCAGTCTGCGACTAGGACGGCGAAACCCAATAGCTGTAACAGGCAATTGGAAAACCGGAAAGTAGAAACCTAAAGCGATCCATCGAAGGGTAGCGTTTCCAATCAGAGCGCAATCAAACCGAACGTATCTTAGGTGAACCAAATACCCAACAGGTTCATTGCAAATCGAAAACTGAGAGAGGATAGGGCCCCGTTGACATGGGACGGCGCGATAAATGGTTAAGTCTTTCCGATAGCAGAGAGGGAAAGCGGTAACGCCAAGCCAAGCCTAGGAAAAAGGAAAATGATGACTGACAAACCGATGTTTACCCTGACTGTGTGAAGGATAGAGATTAAGAGTATGGCCCCGTAGCGTCGCGCTACAGCGTCCTACAGCCACGTAGCGGCCCCGTTCGGCCCCGTGTGTCTGAATAGACGTGGGTTAGGTTTAGGCGTGCAAGTCAGACACCTAGGCCGCATGAAAAATCTAGAGTCTAATTGCCTGTGGCATCGAATCGAAATCGATTAACGCATAGGTAGGGATTCGAACTATCCGAGCGAGTTATTTTGAGTCAATAAAATGCCTAGCAGACAATCCATAAACGTATCTTGGAATTCAGACAGTAAGGCGTCAACAAATAAGACCTTGCGAATAACCTACGGTATACAGTCCGTAGGCTACTGAGACTGATACGTACGGACTGCGGTGATGGGACTGATATGGCCCGATGGGAAATCCTGAAAATGCATCATCTTCCAAGGTGTGACCCATTTTCGGCGTTTCCAATGTCGGGCCCCTAGTCGCATGATTCAACATGCTTTGAAAATCCCCAATTTGGGATGTGAAACTAGGACGGTAAGAAATGGCTTACAAAACGTTCGAAGATGACCTAGTAACCGAATATTCCGATGGTAGGGAAGAGGTTCGGTTTACCGAATCGGAATGGTCAGTAATGATGACTGACCCATCGTTCGGTTATGTTCGCTCATGCGGACATCCCACTAACGCAAATCAATACGGCGAATACGGCGATTGTCTGATTTGTGAGTACGCTCACGACGGCGAATAGGTGAAGGGTTGGCCCGATGTGGGCCAATTAAACCGCTAGATCAGTCCTAAGCCTGATCGATAGCGTTTAGCATGAACTAGGACGGTAAAGCCAATGATTACAAAGTCAGACATTCTAAGCCATTACCTGACTGAATCCGAAATGCATTTAGTCAGACTGGCGATGATTAACCGGATGGGTTTTCTAGAAAAACTCTCCAATGGCCCACTACCCGAAAACGAAATCAGGTATGTGGAAAACGAAAAAGCAAGGGTATTTCAATTCGAAGAGAAATACCTACATTAAGGTGAAGGAATGGCCCAAATCGGGCCATTTAAACCGCATGGAATGTCCTAAGCCATTCCGAAATTCAGCGGTTAGGAGTTAAAGCAATGGGAAAGAAAGTTAAGGTCGCCAAGGTCGCCAAGCCACGTAACCCATCGGAGCGTTTTAGGGTTGCGTTTTCAGTTCACAAAACCGCAGGAGATTTGTGGAATGGTTTTGGTGTTCCTTCGATGATTGCCAAACTTGCAAACGAAGCGGGTCTAATCGCTAAAGTTGCTAAGAATGGCGTCATTACCGTCGATACGTCAGAGTCCGTTAAGAAAGTTCGCGTTAAGCTTACTGACGAAGAGAAAACCGCAAGGAAAGAGGCAATCGCCAACTACCGAAAACTCGTCAAGACAAACGGCGATTTGGCAGCTAAGTTGCTTTCGATGTCGCCAGAAAAAATCGCGGAAATTCTCGCAGCGTAAGGTGAGGATGTGGGGCCCGATGGCCCCATATAAACCGCATGAGTAGTTCCAAGCCTACTCACGGAATAAACGAAGGATGGTAAGGAAATGTCAGAATTTGGTCGGATAGTACGCCAAGAATCCAAGCAACTAGGTGAGGATTATGAGCCTAGTTATAAGGAAATTCTGCGCGCTAAGTACGATGCAGAATGGGCGAAATTTTCGCCAGAAATGCAGCAATTCGCAGAGTACGCGAACGATCTTAGCGAACTTTTTGGGTTCACAAACTGAGGATGGAAACGCGGTTAAATGCCGCGTTTTAACTCGCAGAACTAGTCCAAAGCCTAGTTTAAAAGGAGAGAAAAAATTGCTAGATAAGGCTAGGCGTGATCGCTTAAACCTAATCCGTTTATTGGAAGGAAAGGGAGTTTTGATCGAAAAGGAACCTACTTCCGAATTTTGGCAT